TTCTCAAATACATGGTAGTAACATTGGCAGGGTGGGTGGGGGTGGGTAAGGGTCACCCGCTATGCGATAGAGCGCGGTGACGGCGCTGTGAGAGTAAAGAAGATGAGGTGCTGGATTAAGTACCGGCGCATCGTTAGTTTGGGATGGTCGGGGGAGCCGGCTTGCTGCTCAGTTAACCAAGAAAACCCCCGACCACCCCAGAGATGATACAATGGCAACCAAGAAGACCTCGATGTTTACGCTTACAGAACGACTAACGATCAGTGCCGCTGCGACTGACACGTTTGCAACCATTGACCTTGGAAGCTACGTGGACGTGGGCGACCGTCAAGCCATTCAGGTACATTCCGTCGATTACATTTTCCAAGGCACTGCAGCATCGACTACCACGGTTGCTGCAATGGGCGGTTCTGGTGAAATCAACGTGCAATTGTCTGACCTAAACCGTGGAGCTCTCGTCTTTGCCGACGACCGCTCATTGATTTCGTCTGCCAAACTCAATTATGACATCGATGCGTTTTTGGCACGAGATGCCGACATGTTCCCTGACAACTTTGGCAAAGGTAGCGACGATGGTCGCTTTGTGGTCAACGACCAATTGTATGTCACTGGCCGATCCTCTGCTGTGGCAAGCGGCCAAGCGATCAACGTCACTGTTCGTGTCAATGCCTCGATTGTTTCCTTGACTGCCAAGGACTTCATGGCCATTGCAATCCAGTCAACCGCTGCAGATAACTGAGGGTGATTCCCTTGGTTAAGATTGAAGGTTCGCTCGAAGAAATCCGGGCAATGTTTGCAGAGGGTGCAAAAGCCCAGGCAAAGGTCGAGGCAAAGAAAGCCGGTAAAGCCGTCGTCAAGAAAGCCGTCAAGGTTGCCAAGCGCGCGCCAAGTGCATACAACAAGCACATGAAGAAAGAACTCGCACGTCTAAAGAAGAAACATCCGAAGACGCCTCATGCGACGTTGTTCAAGCGAGCTGCGAAGTCTTGGAAAGGTTCGAAGAAAAAGGGGGGTAAGAAGTGAAAGACGTTGTGCTTACCAAAAACTTGGGTTATCTCCAACTTGACACATCCGGTTTAACTGCAGCGATTGGCCCTACCTCGTACAACATGGGTACTTGGGAGCCAGTATCGGGCATCACGAACATCTTTGTAATGCAAGAACAAATTGACGTTGCTGGTTTGACAGCGATGGAATTTACCTTCTTTCCTCTGGCTGGAGATGTGCAACGAGGTCCAACATCCATGGGCCTAGCATATGCGACACAAGGAATCATCAACGAATGGATCTATGTCACAGCCACACCAATTGATTTCACTACAAGCCCACAGAGCATGATGTTTAATCTGCCTGGACAGGGAAGCATTTGTGACACTGAGTTCCAAAATATCATTTGGGGCCAATCATGGACCTGGGCGTTCAACGCGTCAGTTCCCTCAAACTTTGCTCTTCCAGTGAACACGACGTTAATGGGTTCAGGTGAACCAACAAACGGTGATCGCTTGTACGTCTATCGCGTCGTGTCAACCGTAGGTTATGTTCCTACGCCTGGTTCGTTTGCTGAATTGCCCTCAGCTCGTTTGCTAATCTCCGGTCAACTCAAAGAAGAACAAGAGTTTCAACAGATCATGCGAATGCGCCGAAGTTATGAGTTGCAACAAACTTACGATGAGGATTGAACATGGATTGCAAACCATCTGAGCCTTGCTATCGGTTCGGTGGTAAATTAAAATCAATGAGTTCGCGTATGGCAGCTCCATCAAGCCCGATCCCGTCTGTTATCATGACCGGCGGCCAACGTCGCACGGTCGGTGAGGCCCTTGAACGATTGACTAGAATCCAACCTGCTCCACTTACAGGTTTGCCATATGGCGTTCAAAGAATACTTCGTAAACCGATGATGGTTTACAGGGCCGCTTGGTTTCTTGCTGGTGCGTTTGTTATTGTCGATCCCTTGGACCGATTAGAAGGTGGTTTAATTGACTGAAACTGAAGCTGAAACTGAAGCCCGCACATCGAAGACAACCCGCTTTGCCGAATGGTTGATGGCACGTGAAGAGCGACGTCAAGAAAAAGACTCCAACCTTGAAGGCATGATTAAGCTCAACGTCATCGTTTCCTTTCTCACTCTCGGTCTGGTCGGTGGCTTCGAAGCTGTTCAACTTGGCATCAGCCTAGTCCCGTATCTTTGAAGCGCACACATCACACACCCAAATATCTGGGCAGTACTTGCGACGTCCCCACTTTGGGTTGAAGAACGCTAAGACTGGCGCCATCCTCAACGCAAGGTCAGGGACATCGCCCTGGTATCCACACATCGCGCATGTGGCTTTCATTCATGCACCTTCTTTGCCAAATATTCGACCATGCGCTCGAGAATTCGAAGTTCTGTCTGCAGTGCCGCTATCTTAGCGTCCTGATCGTTGCGGTACTGGTTGTAAATCTTAACGTACGTGTCTGATTTGTTTCTCATTGTGGTTCCTCCTGAATTACAATGCGCGCATGTTGACCGACGCACCAGGTTACTCTTTTCCAGGAGCAGTCACACTTTCTACAAAAAAAGTATCGAGTAGCCTCGTAGTAATCTCGCTTGATGTGTTCAAAGTCTTCATTTGACAAGATTGTGAACTTGTCATCGCACTTGCATGGATGTTCTTCGTCTGCTCTAAGCTCTCTTTCAGTCATTCTTGCTCACCTTCGTACGACTTCCACACGTGGCGAAGGCGTAGCAGCTGCTCACGCCCCAACGTCTTCACGGCCACGTCGATCAGTTGGCTAACCTTGTACCCATCTTCCTTGGCTTTCTTCAATATCAAGTGTGTTTCATCACTCACCGTTATGCTGTATTGGTTTCCCATGCAGCGTCCAGAACGCTCCTGCATATAATAATAATGTTATTGAACATTGGAAAAAGTAGGATTGAGTCACGAACTTCTCAAATACATGGTAGTAACATTGGCAGGGTGGGTGGGGGTGGGTAAGGGTCACCCGCTATGCGATAGAGCGCGGTGACGGCGCTGTGAGAGTAAAGAAGATGAGGTGCTGGATTAAG